TACAAATGGATGATGATAACAATTCTGCTACTGTAATAGCTGATGGATTTGGAATCGTTGATATTGACCTATGGATAACCGGAGCTCTTACAAAAATTATTGCAAGATATATAGTTAATTCAGATGGTGGTGTAAGTTCAGGTGGATTTGCTGCAAACTAAGAATAAAAAATAAAAATAAGTAAATGTTCAATGGAGTGATATATTGTAGTATATCACCTAGTAATAAAAAATACTACGGATATACTATAGATTTTGAAAAACGAAAACTAGCTCATAAAAATTTGGCTGCTAATGGAAAACGAAATAAGTTTTATAATGCCATAAGAAAATATGGTTTTGATAATTTCGAGTGGTCGGTGATTGAAATATATAATAAAAATAATAAAAAAGATCTTAAACACATTCTTTGTGAAAGAGAAATTTTTTGGATTGATAAAGATAATACTACTGATATTGGATATAATATAACCGAGGGTGGTGGAGGACAATTAGGAAATTTTCATACGGAAAAAACAAAGGAAAAAATAAGATTAAAAAATAGTGGTTCTTCCCACCCTAATTTTGGAAAGAAACATTCTAAAGAAACAATTGAAAAAAATAGATTGTCGAATCTAGGAAAAATTGTTTCTATAGAAACTAGAAAGAAATTAAGCGAGCAATTAAAAGGAAAACCACATAATTTAAAAGAAAGAAAATGTCCACGATGTGGAAAAATAGGCAAGGGTCCAAATATGACTAGATATCATTTTGATAATTGCATAAAATAATAATAAAACAATGGCAGAAAACTTTAAATCTCAGGGTCTATTCGGCTTATCACATTTCAGAAGTAACAGAGCTTCACAAGAGCTTTTTGAACCGGTATATCAAAACTTGTTTACCGTTCAGATTTCACTGCCAACTGGTGTGGGAGCGACTGAGGAGAGCACTAATTTAATGCTTGAAGGTATTACTAATATAAGTGGACTTCAATCTCACTCATTCCCTACTACGTTAGCGGAACAGAAATTCAAGTGGGCTTCTAGACGTTTTGCTGGTGCGAAACCGGATCAAACTACAATGGATGTATCATTTGATTTTGAGGTAAATGTTGATAGGACTCCTAGTGCGTACACCGTAAAGACATTGAGAAAGTGGTGTGATTTAGTTTATGACCCATTAACAGGTAGAACTGGATTAAAGGCTGATTACGTGGCGCCTTGGACACTTATAACGCTATATGACAGAGGATCTAGACCATTCTGGCAATGGAAACTTTACTATGTATTCCCAATGACAGGTATTCCTGAAGTACCATTGGATTATAATAATGAAGAAGTTTTCAAAATCACTGGCTTTAATTTAGCATGTGACTTCTGGGATGAAACTATTGTATAACAATCATGTTTCCATAATAATGATTATTTAACGAAAAGGGATGAAGAAATTTATCCCTTTTTTATTCACTTTTTTTCACTTCTGCCTATATATATCAAAACCTCGTACTTTTTAAGCATATAAGATATATAAAATGAATTAAAATAAAATTAGATATGCCAGACAAAAAAACCGAAGAACAATTACAAAAATTTGTAGACAATGCAGAGGGTATTGAAGAGAAACCAGTAGGGGCAAAACTTACTCAGGCTCCAGCTCCTAAGTTCCCGCACACCAAAAATAACCCTGAGATTTCACTCGGGAACCAAGTGGGGTGGCAGCAACTTCCGTTAAAGGATCTACCAACACAGGGACTCTTTTACCCAGAGGGCACTGAAGTGGTTATCAGATCGGCTACGGCTGGTGAGGTAAGACACTGGTCTACTTTACAAGATACTGACATGGGAAGTTTAGATGATATGCTAAATTACATACTTGAAAGATGTGTAACGTTTAAAACAGGGGATGTTCATTCTTCTTGGAAAGATATTAAAGAAATTGATAGATTTTATATTTTACTAGCTGTTAGGGAATATACTTTTGTTAAAGGAGAGAACCACTTACAAGTTAAAACCTCAGAAACTTCAAAAATTAATGTAACAAAAGAAATGATTGATTACATTACACTTGATCCTAAGCTTATGAAGTATTACGATGAAGAGAAAAGATGTTTTGTTCTTAAATTTAAGAGTGGAAAAACAATGGAAGTTACTATTCCATGTGTAGGAGTAACAAATTTCCTTAAAAATTATATTTCGATAAAACAAGAAGAACAACAAATGTTTGATATAGATTTTATTTCATTTGCACCTTTTATATTAAAAGATTGGAGGGGATTGAGTAACCAAACTTATGAATTAGAAGTACAAAAATCTAATAATTGGTCAATAGCTGAGGTTTCTGTTTTAACCCATTTAAAAGACTTATTCGTAGATACAGTTAATCCTGTTGTGAAATATACTGACGAGGGGGGTATGGAGCGTATAGCTCCACTTAACTTTCTCGGAGGAATCAAGTCTATTTTCCTTATTTCAGATCCGTTTGGAGAATTGGTTTAAGATTGAATTTATCTTTACCAAAAATCTTCATATTACTCCAATGGAACTCGATGAAATGGAGTTCTATAGAGTTGAGTACATGATTATGAATTACGAAGAATTTATAGAGGAAGAAAACAAACAAATGAAGAAGCAGGAAAAGGACCAACAAATGTCCTTTTCTAAAAACCAGCCAAACCAAGGGCAATTTAAAGCCCCTAAAATGCAGGCTCCAAAAATGCAGGTTCCAAAATTCTAAAGTGCTCTCAGGAGCACTTTTTTCTTTTTAAGAGATATATAAAATAAACAATATCTTTATGGCTCAGACGAACCAACAAGTGCTCCAACAGATTTTAGGAGTTTGTACACAAATCAATAAAAAGTTAGGTGGGAAAGAAGTTACTGGTGATGGAACTGCGGGTCAGGGAGAGAAGTCAGATAAAGGAACTGGACCAATATCAGGTTTGTTTGGAAAGAAAGGAGATTCTAAAAAAGCCAAAGAGTCTGCCCAAGCTATCAAATCTGTATTTGAGTCAATAACAAATTTTAATAAAGTCAAAATAAATACTCGCAGAATTAATGCAACGTCAAAGGCGTTAAAAGGATTATTTGAAACGGTTATTTATATTGGAAGAAGTAGAAAAGTTGTCAGGAATGCTATAATGATGTTTGATATGTTAGCAAGGAGTTTAACAACCATGGTTAAATTCGCTAAAGCTATGTCTATGTTATTATTATCGGTGGGATTATCAATTGTTGGCATCGCCGGTTCTATTGCATTGGCAGGTGTTCTTTTAGGAACTAAAGGAAGACCCGGTGCTACTATGATGGCCATTGTTGGTGTGCTTGTTGGATTAACTGGTGCGATGGTATTAATGGGAATGGCTGAAGATCCTATTAAAAGAGGTACTAGAACTGCTAAGTCTATGGGTATAGCACTTATGTTCTTATCAGGAGGATTATTTTTATTTACTTTAACAATTGCAAATATTGGTAAAATATTAGGTGCTCCTAGTGGGGCTAAAGGAATGCTTATAGGTATTTTAGGTGCTATTGGTATTATTGCTGCAATGGGATTTGTATTTGTAGTTCTTGGAAAATTCGCTAAAAATATTGCCCTAGGAGCAATCGTCGGTGTTGCTATGGGTATAGGATTAGCTTCATTGGCATGGGGCTTAGATAAATTTGCTTCCACTGCCCAAAAGATAACCAGCATGGCAGGTGGTGGAGAAAAAGCTACCCGAAAAAGAGGAAAGCGCAAAGGAGAAGATAAAGGACAGTTTGGTCAGATGATGGCTAATATTGGTCCTGGATTAGGTGTTATGGGTATTCTTTTAGTTTCATCCGCATTGTTATTTGCAGCATTAGGAATTCCAGTAGTAGCTGGTTTAATTGGATTAGGTGCTGGTGTTGCTATAGGCATTGGTGTTGCATTAAACCAATTTTCTAAGGGAGCTATTAATTTAGTGACAAGAGCTAATTCTTTAAAAGGAATGGATGTTCAAGACGTAGTTTCAAATATGGTTGGTGGAGTTATTGGTGGAGTAGTTAGTGGTTTATCAATAGGATTAATGGGGAGACCGGTAACTAGCGTAAAAGATTTAAAACTAACTGGATTTGGAAAACTTAAGAGAGGTATCAGAATGTTGCGTAATGTAGCTAAAATGCTATCTTTATTTGCAAAATCTTTAACTGCGTTTGCAAATTTAGGAAATATGAGAGAAATTGTCAGTTATGATGAAAAAACTGGCAAACCAAAATTTGGACCAACAATAGATATAAAGGGAGTAGGAGATACAATTAGAGATACATTAGTTTCATTCTTGATAGGTGATGGTAGTGGTTCTAAAGAGTCAGGTGGTTTATTAGGAGCTACTGATGGATTAAGAAGACGACAAGGTGGGGCTATTGATAGAATGGCTAGGGCATTAACTGGAAAAAGAGGTATGTTAACTGCTATTATTCAATTTGCCAAAGTTCTTAAAACGTTTGCTCAATTTGGTCCAGAAGGAAAGATTGGATATGTTGAAATGGTTCCTGATGGAGTTGACGAAGATGGAAATGCACAATGGAAACAAGTACCTCATTCTATTAAAATATTAGATGTTACAAAGGTAATAACTGATTCAATAGGCAAATTCTCTACTGGAATTGCTGAAGGTGTTGAAGGAATATCTAGGCGTGATAGTAGAAAAATTTTAAATATGTCTAAAGCCTTAATGGGTAAAAAGCGAGGTGAAAAATCTAGACGCGCGGATAAGCCAGGTTTATTAGAACCTATCAATGCTTTTTCAGAAACATTAACTATGTATGCCAAATTTGGAGATGATGGTGCTATTCCAGTATTTGATGCCGAAGGAAATGTTATTGGAAAGCCCGTACCGATTGAAAAGATCGTTACAAATATAGTAAAAGCTATATCTGAATTTTCAACTCAGTTATCAACTCAGTTATCAGAACCTGGACAATCAGTTAAAGATGCCCAAAAGAGAATGGAAGGTTATATGGGATTAGTTAGCCAGTTAAGTGAACTTAGTACTGCAGCAGATGGTTTAGATAGAACTGCACAATCGATTATGTCTCTTGCAACTAGTATGGGGGCTCTGGCTGAAAATGTTAATAAATTCGAACTTGATAAATTACAAGTATTTGCTGATATTGCTAAAGAAAATAAGGGCATTGGTGGTATGATGGCTAATGTTGCTGGTACTCCAGCATCAAGAGAACAAAGAAGGGATGATAGGCAAACAGAAAGATTTGTAGCAAAGAAAGAAAGAGAAGCTTCAAGAACTGCTAATGAAACAGCTCAAATGAAAAAGACTGAACAAGAATATAGTTCTAGACAAGCCCAAGAAATTGGTTCTGCTGTTGCTACTGCATTCAAAAGTGCTCAATTTACTTTCGAATTCGCAACTGATAAATCCGGTGTATTAACTTTCCTATAAATTAATAAACTTTTTCCGTCGGGTGCATATAAAGAATAAACCCTTTATATGATCAAAAATAAATACAGTGGAGATGAATTTGATGCGGATATTATATTTCCCTTTTACACTACAGGAAATTCGGGACAAATTGCTGCAGATTATAAATATCACAAATTAATTAATGATATTTTACGCTCAGGTGTATGGAAAGAAAACCGAACAGGCACCAAAACACTTTCTATATTTGCCCCTCAAATTACTTTCAATAATGTTGGAGAAGAATTTCCATTACTCACAACAAAAAGAGTTCACTTAAAATCTATTATCGGAGAATTATTGTGGTTCATGTCAGGTTCTACAAATAAGCATGAACTTAAAGAGAAATATGGTGTTAGTATTTGGGATGAATGGGGTGATGATGAAACAGGAGAACTTGGACCGATTTATGGTCACCAATGGGTAAATTGGAGTGTAAATAGAAAAACTAAAGATGAATTATATGAAGAATACTTAAAAGATGTAAAAAATCCCTAAATTTACTTGAATATATAAATAAAAGGAGGTAACACCATTATGATTATTTATAGAACAAGAAATGTAATATCCAATAAACTTTATGTGGGAAAAGATAAATATAACAATCCAGAATATTTAGGAAGTGGAAAACTTTTACATCAAGCTATTGAAAGATATGGGATAGAAAATTTTAGAAAAGAAATAATATGTGAAGCAGAAACTTTAGATGAATTAAATAAATTAGAAATTCATTGGATTAAAGAATTAAATACTATTACTCCTAGAGGGTATAATATAGCGCATGGCGGAGAAGGTGGAGATACAATGTCTGATAATCCAAATAAAAAAGAAATTTTCGAAAAACATTCAGAATGGATGAAAAATAATCCAAATAATCCATGGAAAAATAAATCAGAAGAAACAAAGAAGAAAATAAGTACTTCATTAAAAAAGAAATATAGAAATAAAGAAAATCACCCTTGTTATGGTAAAAAAATGTCTAGTGAAACTAAAAATAAAATAAGCGAAGCAAACAGGGGAAAAAAACGAACAGAAGAACAAAAGAAAAGAATTAGTGAAACTAGTAAAGGGAGAGAAGGCTATTGGAAAGGAAAGAAAAATAAAAAACATTCAAAATGGATGAAAGAAAATAATCCATTCAAAGGAAAAACTCATACATTAGAAGTTAGAAAAAAAATAAGTGAAATTAATAAGAAACCAAAATCTGAAGAACATAAGAAAAAAATATCTAACTCATTAAAAGGGCATATACCAAAAAATAGAATTAAAGTTAAAATAGATGGAATAATTTATAATAGTGTGGATGAAGCATCTAAAAAAACTGGAATAAATTATTCCACATTAAGAAATAGAATAAAATCAACTAACTCTTTATATAAAAATTATGAAAGATACAAATGATAATGGCCAACCATATTCAAAAGAGGAATTTAAAGAAAAATTAAAATCAAATAAAGAATTTAATAAAAAATATGGAAATCAGAGTATAAATCAATTACAAAATGTTATTGATACTCTAAAATCTAATCCGGATGATAGAAGAATGATAGTGTCAGCATGGGCACCTCATGATATTGACGATATGGCTTTACCACCTTGTCATTGGAGCTTTCAAGTTTACACAAAC